GTTTGCTTCGGCTACGGCTCGGGATGCTGCAATCACTTCGCCTAGCGAGGGCCAGCACTGTTTCTTGAGCGACACGGATGCGTTGCAGTATTACACTGGGAGCGCGTGGGTGGCTGCTGGCGGTGCCGGCGGTGGCGGATTCGAAAACACGTTCATGTTAATGGGCGCATAGGAGAAAAAAATGGCAACATCATATAAATCACTTGGTCAGTTGGATTTGACTACGACTTCGCTGACGGACTTATACACCTGTCCTTCCTCGACTGAGACGGTTGTCAGCACGGTGATTATTGCGAACCGGAATGCGACTGCTACAACTTTTCGCCTGGCTATTCGTGTGGATGGTGATGCGATTTCTAATCAGCATTACATTGCTTATGATGTGCCGGTGGCTGCGAATGATTCGACCACGCTGACTTTGGGTATCACTTTGAAGGCTACTGATGTGGTGACGGTTTCGGCGGGTACTGCTGACCGGTTGAGCATCAATGCTTTCGGTGCTGAAGTAACAGTTTAGGGAGGCTTGTTGTGGCTGTCACGAGTATGGCAAACAGTTCCATACTGAATTTCAACAAATATAATGTGGTGTCGGCGGTGTCTTTGTGCCACCGTTTTTTCTTGTCGCGGGTTACGTTGCCGGAGGTTACACGGGCTCTAACGTGGCTACTGTTGACAAGTTTTTGTTTACAACTGATGCACGCTCAACGCTGGCAACAGGGTTATCGGTGGCACGTCGACAGGCGGCAGGGTTTGCCGGATAATGGATTTACAGCCATACACAGAAACGACAGTCATACCCTCTCGCACACGTTACGAGTTAGCGCAATTCGTCATCGGTCAACACGCTACCGCACCTATGCGCTGGCGACAGTTGCTAATAGAGGCACAAGATATGGCCTATAAAATACGGTTGGCTGAACTTGATTGCCAAAAGAAACGCGTACAAATTGAGCGCCTCTTAGACACAGGTGACGACATAGACGCTATCGAGGCCGAAGAAAAAAAGCTTGACCTGATTCTTACCGAGCGCACTTTAAAGGGTGCCCGTTTAGAGTTTGTCTGGTTGCAAGATATTGCGGAACAGGTTGGGCCATACACGTTGGAGGATATCGAAAACGACCAACCGGAGTATTGGCGTAAACGCTTGAATAAGCAGGCCGGTATCGAGCAACTTAGCGCCAGCGAAGGTGTTAGCGCCGGCAATCTGACCTCAATGGAATTAGCCGGTTTACTCGAAACGGAGGAAAAATAATGCGTTATTGCACATGGAAACTTGTGTGGTCTGAAGGGTACGGTTACGGGCCAGAACAAACCGCGCACAACAACGGCGGCAAACTTACACCGTCCATATGGTCAAACCCGGATGTCGAGACTGGCACTATTCTCGGTTACGCCACACAAGATTTAGATTTTACTATTTTGGCTGATTGGGAGGCTACGGAGCTAACCGAGTCAGAGGCGTTAGCTTTTGCCCAATCTGTAGACGTTACGGCTTACGTTACGGACGACGGAATTATTGCACCCGTTGCTTACCCAGAAGACGGTGGGCAATATGTCTGGGATGAGCAAGCTGGTGACTGGGTGGAGGTGCAGGATGAAGCTGAGTAACCCTTGGCCTAAGGGGTACACGATAAATGCTGGCAGCCCTTACGGGTGGAGGAGGCACCCGATTACTGGGCGGCGTAAGTTCCATCAGGGTGTTGATGTTGCGGGGTCTTTCCCTGTGACGGTTGCCGCTGACGGTGTGGTATCCCATATCGGGTGGAGTTCTCGCGGTGGCGGGCACGTTGTCCTCATCGATCATGGCGAGTATGTGAGCGTTTATTATCATGGGGCGAAAAAGACTGGTTTCCGGAAGGGGCGCAGGGGTTTCGGTGGGGGGATTTTCATTTACCCTTCTGGGGACTACGGGGGCGAGTACCGGCGTACACCTACATTTTGAATTGCGTAAGGCTGGCGGGCGTTGGGGTAACACGGTTGACCCTGTACCTTTCCTCGGAGGGCTGGTGAGCGCACCTGTTCTTAAGGTTGATGGGCGTTTAGGTCGTGGGACGTGGCGTGAAATTCAGCGGGCACTTAAAGCTAAGGGCATGTTTGCGGGCAGGCTTGATGGTCGGCCCGGCCCGATAACATATAAGGGTTTGCAAACGTGGGCGAACGCGGACCCTGACGGTGTGATTGGGCCAATGACGCGGAGGGCTGTGCAGGCTGAGCTTGGTGTGAAGGCTCACGGCAAGTGGGGGCGAATTACAATTAGTGCGATGCAACGGGCTTTGAATGATGGAACGTTCTGATGACTGACGATCACGACAACTCGACAGTTAGGGTTTCCATGCGCGACATATACATAGAAGTACAACGGCAAGGCAAACTACTAGAACAGATTGCTAACAGCCTGCCCGATAGTGATGACAAGATTGCCGACCATGAAATACGGTTGCGAAAACTGGAGATGCGTATGTGGCAGGCTATCGGCGGGTTCGGTTTTCTTGCCGCGATTGTGTCGCCCTTGATTGCGGTGATGACCCGATGAAACCTTCCTGGACTATTCGCCGGCGCTACATATTCGTAGCCTTTAGCTTGGGTGCCCTCATGATTATTGCGGGGGAGTGTCGCAACACTTATGAACAACGACAGCGCAACTATTGACCTTATCGCGGGCGGGGTAGCCCTGGTAACATTAGTCCTCACCACATACGTTTTTGGTGCAGCTTGGGAAGATAAATCGAAAGGAAACCAGGATGGATAAGATAACAGAGTATTGGAATTATGCGGGCGAGAGGGCTATCAAAACTTTTAGCCAGGTAGCTTTGGCAACTATCGGTGTCGGTGCGTTGGGGATTGCCTCGGTCGATTGGGTAAACGTTCTTTCCGTCGCCGCGCTTGCTGCGGTCATGTCACTCCTCACCTCGGTGTTGCAGTACAACCGGCCTGTCGCCTGATGGCAACGGAGTTTGTGAACGGGTATACGTGCCCCATCGATCCGCAAGACGCGGTAGATTGCGAGTCCTGCCAGTAACGTTTAAGTAGAAAAGCCCCGCACCTTCAACGGTATGCGGGGCTTTTCTGTTCTCTACTCTAGCGTAGCCATGCCCTAATTGTGTTGCGTGTCACGTTTGCCCGTTTTGCAAGCTTCACAATGTTGGGGGTTGCGTGAAATTCGGTGATGACTCTGCGCCTAAGTTCGGCGGTGATGAGGTCTTGGCGTTCTTTTTGCCATGCCCGGAGGTCTACGAGCTGTTCAATGCTCTTTTGTTCGAGGTCGTTATAGTCCGTCATGTTTAGTAGTGTACACGGGTTTGGGGGTGTTGTGTTGCATTCCAGGTGTGTAGGGGTGTACAGTATGGGGAACTACTACGAAGGGGAAAAACTAATGATGGGATATTACTCCGACCAGGAGATTGCTGCACAGGTTGAGGTGGGGGATCGTTACCCGACACGAAAGTCGCTAAGGATTGCGCGTAAAAGGAAGGCCCGTTTGACAGCGTTGGGCTGGTTCCTTATTGGTGTTTCGTTTGCTGCCTCCGTGTGTATCTTGTTGGTGTCGCTGTGAGGTGGGTGCTGATTGTGGCGGGTGGTGTCCTGGTACTGGTGCCGGGCATGGTGAACCCTTACGCGCCGATTAATGGGGCGACCTTGCTCGGGCTGGTCTTGCTTGTGTGGGCGGGGTTGTGGATGATGAGAGAGGATGAAAATGACTAACGAGGAAGAAGCCTGGGAAAAGTTTTTAGAAGCTCAAGCTGCCGCGAAAGTTGCTAACCAAAAAATGCGTGATGCAAAAATGCTCTGGAGGGCGCTTGCAAAATGATTACTCTTGATGAGATAACACCTGAGAAGATTTTGGAGTTAGAGTTTGAGCGTGATGCTCGGCGTAGCAAGCTGGTGAACCGTCTGGCGGTTGAGCGCCTGTGTGAGCGTGTGAAGGCGGCTGAACGGGAGTTGGAGCATGCGACTACCTGTCGGCAGTTGAGGGCACGGTCTATGCGTGCTGAGGGTATGACTCTGGCGGAGATTGGGGACTGGTTTGGAATGTCGGTGTCGGCTGTGCGTGGTTGGTTGAGGGCTGATGTGAAAGTGCAGTTATCGAGTAGAGGGTGGGGTTATGTCGAGTAATTTGGAGCCGGTGAAAATCTCTGGGGATTCTGCGGTGCAAGAAGCGTATAAGGCAGGTTATATTGCTGGCGGGATTGCTGCGCTGATCGGTGCGCTCGACGTTGCTAAGGTGAGGGCTGAGGAAGCGAGTTGTGATGAGTAACGGGTGGCCGATGGAGCTAATGTCAGGACACGGGTTTTTCGGGTTTGTGATGTCGTGGTTTGCTGTCGCTGTCGCCGCTATCGGGCTTGTGTGGATTGTGGTGTGCGTGATCGCGTACATTGTGAACGTGTTGAAAGGGGAACGGTTGTGATGGAGATACGGTATGACGGTTATGAGGTTGCGGTGACTCTCCGGGATGATGTGTGGCAGCTCGAGGAGCCTGGGACTTTGAACTTGTCGCGGGTGCAGGCGCAGACGTTGCGGCGGATGTTGAACCAGTTGGGGTCGAAGATGGATGCAGATTTTATGGAGGAGGACGGCTGATCCCCTGCCGTGTTTGTCTGGTGCCAATCACTGAGACTTCTGGTGAGGTGTTGCAGGGAATGTGTGGGCGGTGTTACGTTTCGTTCGGAAAATAGGCGCGTTCCGCTGGCACCTGAACAAGGCAATAACCTGAACTACCTGCGTTACTTTGCACTCATCTACTAGTTAGGTACATAGTATTGCCGATTATCGTTCGCTAGGTAGCGTTCCAGCCCATATCCCGTAGGGTTCCCCCGCTTCGATAGCGTAGGTGAAGCATTTCTTTTTGACTGGGCAAGAATCGCAGAGGTCGCGGGCAACCGTGATCGCGTAGTCTCTGGTCATTTTGTCGGGGAAGTCTTCGGGGAAAAATATTTCTGGTGAGGTTTGGCAGGGGACTTGTCCGCCGGCAAGGTCGATGCTGTCACGAAGTTTTTGGTGTTGCCCTTGTCGGTTGTTGGTCATAGGGTAAGGGTAACAAAGAAAAGGGGAATCATGGACGATGAAAATCCGGTAACACCCGACACTCTCGCTGCGCTCATTATTGAGTACTGGGAGTGTGCCATGTCGGATAGCGGGTTGGTGTGGGATAAGGCCCGTAGGGCGCTTGATAAGGCGCTGGTGGGTGTTGAGGATGGGGTGAAGCGTGATGCGTATGCGCTTGCTTACAGGATGACATTGAACAGGGGCAAATAATGAACGAGTATGAAAGACCTTTGAGGCGTGCGGTTTCGTGGCAGGATAAGGGTCCGACTCCGTGGGAAGTAGGGTGTTACACGCAAATCACACATAGCTTGGAATGCGCGAGTGGCAGTTGTTGGTCTGGTTGTTCGCATCTTTTTTGGGAATGTAACACCTGCGACGCAAGCGGAGGCTGGGGAAGCTCATCGCAAAAACTGGAAGAATACAGGAAAAATCACGAAAACTATTTGCACCTGCCCAAAAAAGGGATGAATACCAGTCGTGGATTAAGGAGGGCCAGGCATGATTAGCGCGGATCGTTTCGTGGCGAACAAACTGTACTTCCCGGCAGGCTGGCTTTTGGCCCGCCGTCATGGGGTGACTGCTACTCAGATGGCTAGGGCTGCGACACCGGCAGGGTTCGAGCAGGCTGTCTCGGATTACCATGAGGATACGGTGATTCCGGATAATCCTTATATGGCGTTTGGCAGGGATTTTGAGCCGGTGATTGCTCGGACTGTGCATACAGAGTTTGGGATTTTGCCGAATGATTGGCTGATTAGTGCTGAGGGGAAGCCGGAACATCTTGCTACACCTGATGGGTTGTCACCCGATCACACGCTTATCTCGGAGATAAAGACTACGGGCCAGGATTGGGATGAAAAGTCCATACCTATTGCTTACCGTAGGCAAGTGCAGTGGCAGCTGTATGTGACCGGGGCCGAGAAGTGCCTGTTTGCGTGGATGCTGAGGATGGATGTGGGTGGCACGTTTGCGCCGGCATGGTTTGAGCCTAAGACTAGGTGGTTGGAGAGGGATGAGGATATGATTGCAGGGTTGGTTGAGTGTGCCGGAAAATTGTGGGAAAGGGTAAACATATGATTGCTGAAGACGAAGACGTGTTACGTATTGCGGATGAGTATGTGGGCGAGGTGAACGAGACACGCGATGATGGTTTGTGGCGCGGGTTTTGGGTTACTGAGGGTGCCGCGTTGCAGGTAAGGATGCGTGCGTGATGGCGGCGACAGATAGCGTGGTCGATTCTAATGCTGATGAGCGCGATATTGAGCGTTGCCTTGAGGCTGCGGTCATGTGGATGCGTCAGCGTAGGAACATTCCGCAAACGCATAGCAATACTGAGTGGGAACTGTTCGAGGCGGCGGAAAACATTATGTCTACAACATACGATGACGATGAGGGGGAGTGATGGCTAGGGGAAAGCATGGAGTGAGGGCTGAAGCGAGAAGCTTTGAGAACCTTCAGGCGGAGGTTGCTGCGTTGAAAGCAACTCTTAAGAAATCGAAAGCGGATTTATCTGATTCGCGCAGCGAGGTCATTAGGCTGAGGGCTATTGAGGCTGTGTTCGATGGCACCAAGGACGTAATCGCTGAACTAGATTCTGTAAAGCGTGAGCTGAGTGAGGTTCATGGCAGAAACTTTGTATTCAAGATCAGGTTAGATAGCTGGGCGGAAGCAATCATGAAGGAATCCAATCGTGAGTTTTTGAGGTTGTCACCTAACCTGTGGGCTGATTTTGTGGAGCTTGGTTATTTTGAGCCGGTTGATGGTGACAATCGCAACATGAGGCGTGCCTACGCTACTAAAGGCAAGTTTCAAAAGGCTGCGAACATTGGCCGCGATGCAAAGTTGGTGGGCTGATGGCTAACTTTAATCTTGCAGACTACGAAACAGTCGAGGAACGCCTAGTCAGGTTCTATAAAGACAATCCTGATGGGCGTGTGATTACGGAAAACGAGACAACGGACAGTAACCGATCCGAAAAGATTTGGGTTGTGCGTGCAGTCATCTACCTTTCGGGCGAGGATTTGGAGCGTGGGTGCCCGAAGGCTACGGGGTATGCGTTTGAGATTGATGGGACTGCTGGCGCTAACAAGTCTGCTGCGTTAGAGAATTGTGAGACTTCGTCTATTGGGCGGGCGCTCGCTAATGGCGGGTATTCGGGGAATAAGCGTACTACGCGGGAGGAGATGGAGAAGGTTGCCCGCTTCGAGGCGAGCCAGAAGGCGCGTGACTGGGTTGCAGAAGCCAAACTGTTAAAGGACGTGGACGCGGTGCGGTTACTCTGGGGGGAAGCTTCCAAGGCGGGAGCACCTGACAAAGTACTAAACGATTTGAGAGCGTATGCAGAAAAGCTCACTCCTGCTGGCAAGCGTGACGGAGTTAGCGCAAGCGTACCTGGAGGCGCAACAACATGATGACCTGGTGTTGGCCGAGTTTTGGCGTGTCGAACTCTTGTCAAGGCTGGTGATGGTCTGTGATGGTATCGGAGATAGTCGCTGAGATTCAGGAGCTTACCGCGCTAAACAAGAAGGGTGTGGAGGCACTTTATGAGGCTGAGATGGCCCTGGCTAAGTGTGAGGCTGACCTAGACCGGTTGGAGGCGCAAGCTTTCATTAACGGGACAGGATCGGTTGCTGAGAGGCAGGCGTTCGCAAAACTTGAGTGTGTGCAGGTACGGTTTGCGCGTGATGTTAGCAAGGCGCAGGTGAATCGTGTGCGTATGAAGCTCCGTTCGGTGGAGTCGGCTTTGATGGCTCAAGCAACTATGTCGAAGCTGATGCAGGCAGAAATGAAATTGTAGGGGGATGGGGATGAAAACTTTTCTTATTAGCGACACACACTTTGGTCACGCAAACATTATTGAGTATTGTGGCCGTCCTTTTGCGAACGCTGACGAAATGGATGAAGCACTTGTCGCAAACTGGAACAGTGTTGTCTCCCCAGAGGATAAGGTTTACCATCTCGGTGATGTGACACTATCAAAATCTAAGCTGCCAATTCTTGAACGGTTGAACGGTCACAAGACTTTGATTCGCGGAAACCATGACAACAGTAAGTTAAAAGATTATGCGCTGTACTTTGGCGACGTTCTCGCGACGAAGGAACTTGCCGGGTTTTTGCTAAGTCACATTCCGGTGCATGATTCCCAAAAGTATCGTTTCAAGGGAAACATTCATGGGCATCTTCACGATAAAGTTATTGATGATCCTTGGTATATCAACGTGAGTGTGGAGCATACGGGTTACACTCCTGTCCTGTTGGATAGTGTTATTGCGATTGCGTTATGACTGTGACTTATAGCAATTGCGCTATAACTGTGACGTGTCAAATACGGGGTCAATTGTTTACACGTTGTGGGGATGTGTAAACGTTGTGGACATATTTTCGCATTCCGTAATGTCACGTTCTCCCGACATTACTCACGGTTCCGGGGTTAGTGTCGGTGGTGGCAGACATTAGCAATCGTCCGCACAGCACTGCTGCAATCGTCCGGGAACTGTTTGGAAATCCCGAACTGTTACTACCGGGCTTTTTTTGGTAACAGTTAGCTGAAGGGAACTAGAGCATGGCACTCTCACGAAAGTCGCTGACACTTCTCCGCGCTAGGGATGCTCACTGCTGGCATTGTGGCGCAACTGATGACCTTGTGCCTCATCACCGGAAGAACCGGGGGATGGGCGGATCGAAGTTGCTGGACGGCCTTGATAACCTGATGTTGGTGTGCGCGTTTTATAACGGGGAGATGGAAACAACGTCTCAGACTGCGACAGAGGCTCGAGGGTGGGGGCACAAGCTTGCCACCTGGGAAGCTACGAATAAGCCGGTGTTTGACTGCCCAACGTTTACCTGGTACACGCTGCTCGAGGATGGTACTAGAGTGGTGTTCAATATCGGGGACTGCTTCTAAGGTGGTAAACTAGAGCTAGCTCCGGAGCATGAGAACCCCGGAGCTAGCATTAATCCGGTAGTACAAGTACCGGCTAGTCACAAGTCTAGCCGATAGAGAGGCTAGATAATGGAACAAACCATCAGGCTTGAGCGCAGGTTCGCCATGATTGACGAGTGGCTACTCGACTTGGACATTTCCGATAGGGCTGTGCGCCTATATGCGGTGCTGTCACGTTATGCAGACAATGACACTCACAAGGCTTACCCTTCGAGGGATACCCTTGCTAAGCGTTTACGGTGCTCCACTAAGTCTGTAGATCGTGCAGCGCAGGAGCTTGTCGACTTTGGTGTGATGACAAAACAGCAGAGGAATAACAGCTCAATTATTTACACTCTCCGCGTTGTCGAGGGGGGTGGACACCAGAGTCCAGGGGGGTCGACACCCGTGTCGAGGGGGGTGGACACCCGTGTCGACCTAACTATAGCCACTGGACTAGAGCCATCTAACGTAGAGCCACCTAACTTAAAACAAGTTGCGAAAGTTTCTAAATCTTCGGATGAGTTCGACCAGTTCTGGAAGGTCTACCCAAGAGGTGAGGACAAACCCGATGCAAGAAAAGCGTTTGCAAAAGCGCTAAAGAGAGTTAGTTTTGACGTGTTGCTCGCTGGGGCTGTGGCTCATCGGGATGATCCTAACCGTGATCCTCAGTGGACTAAGTACGCTCACCGTTGGTTGGATAAGGATGGGTGGAATAATCCTCTCAAGCCTGCTCCTGCTGTGAAGGCACGGAAATTGGACGAATGCTGAGGAGGGCGCTTTGTTATCGCAGAAGTATCGTGAGGAAGAACAGTTGGCGATGGGGGAGGGTAATCCTGTGGTGGCTGGGCAGCTCGAGGCGGATGCTTCTGAATGGGTTGGGGGGAACTGGTGACTGAAATTGTGGTGGGTGATGCGCGGGTCGTGTTTGGGGATTGTCGTGATGTGCTCAAGACTCTCGCGGATTGCTCGGTGGATAGTGTGGTGACTGATCCGCCGTATGAGCTGGGGTTCATGGGGAAGAAGTGGGACGGTACCGGGATTGCTTATGATGTGAGCCGTGTCGGTGGAGTGCCTTCGGGTGTTGAAACCTGGCGGGCATGTCCTGGCGTTTGGTGGGTCGAGGACTTTTCACCGTCTTGCGGTTGCTATTGAGGATGCTGGTTTTGAGATTAGGGACAGTATCGCCTGGATGTATGGCAGCGGATTTCCAAAATCTTTGGATGTGTCTAAGGCGATTGACAAGAGTAAGGGGAAGAACCGTGAGAGGCAGTTGGAGTTTGTTGCTTGGATGCGCAAAACGGGTTTGAAGGCGGGGCAGATAAATGCGGCCATTGGGATGAGTGATGTGGGCTCTCACTATTTGAGGCACGACCAGCCTGCTATTGCTACGGCGGATTTGTTTGATTTGTTGCGCCCGTTGTTGCCTCCCGTACCTGAGAGCATTGAGCGTCTTGTTGCGGAGCGTACTGGGATTGAGTGGACAGAATACAAGAAGCGGGTGGTGACTGGTTCGCGTGATGTTCCTGCGGGTCATGCGTTTGCGGGCGAGCGTTATTCTGTTGGCGGGTCGGAGGCGGTGGAAATTCCAGTAACCCTTGCCCATACTCCTGAGGCCAAAAAGTGGGAGGGGTGGGGGACTGCTTTGAAGCCTGCGTTTGAGCCGATTGTGATGGGTCGGAAACCGTTGGATGGGACTGTGGCGGAGAATGTTTTGGAGCATGGTGTGGGCGGGCTGAACATTGACGCGAGCAGGGTGGCGGCTGACATGTCTGAATTCGTTAGCGCTACGGGTAAGCCGAGAAGCGGAATGGGGCACGCACACGGGTTCGCTATGGGAGATGGCTACGGTGGGGAGAACGCTAACCCGCCTAATGCGTTAGGTCGTTGGCCTGCGAATGTGATTCTTGACGAGTACAGTGCGGGGCTACTCGACGAACAGAGTGGGCACCTGCATGGAAGTGGCAACAAGTCAGACACGGGCAAGGGTGCGGACAAGGGTTACGATTCTAGTTCCTATGAGATGAGCTATCAGGGCCGGGCGGGGCGCGATTTTGGCAAGGATGGGGGTGGGGCTTCCCGCTTTTTTATTGTGCGAAAGCTAGTAAGCGTGACCGTAACGAAGGACTAGACGGGTTGGAGCCAGAGCGCCACGCGGATTGGGTTGCGGATGATGGTGTCGGCGGTGAAAATCCCAGAAACAGAACCAATACGGCTAAACAAAACTTTCACCCCACAGTGAAACCAACTACCCTAATGCGTTACCTCATCAAACTGGTCACACCTCCTGGCGGGACTGTGTTGGATCCGTTCACGGGGTCGGGTCTACAGGTAAGGCTGCGCTACTTGACGGGTTTGGCTTTGTGGTGTTGAGTTGACGGAGAATACTTGCCGATCATTGAGGGCAGGTTGCGTTGGG